GAGTTGGCGTGGGCTGCCCTCAAAGGAATTAGGTGAATCCCAATGCGCCAATCCATCATCTTCATCCCACCCAAATAAATCCCAACAATCCGGCATGATGTCGTCTTTGTCATATTCGTTTTCATCCGCACCCGCCGCCACAAACGCCCGCGCCACGGCGTGGTAGTCGTCTTCGTTCAGGTCTTTGGTGGCGATGTGATCTCCGGGACGTAGCGTTACCGCTGAGTCACCCCGTTCCGCACCACTCTGCATCTCACTCAGCACCCATCCGCCGCCATGCTGAATAACATCATGCGTATCGTTCAGCCCCATCCGCGTGCGTGCGCCCTTGGCGTTAGCTTCGGTGGCGAACGGGTCGCCGCTGGTGCGTGTGATTAGATTGGTCATTTTTGGTTGATCCTCGCTTGTGATTTTCCAGTTTTTGCCGTGAATGTGTGCGCATCCGTGTACTAGGCATAGGCCGCGTTAACCAGCGGAGCGGGTGGTGCTCAAAAATCTTCTTCCCTTAGAACAAATACCGTTTTTTCGTTTCGCGTGGTTTGCCTTGTGTGCCTTGCTTCCTCTATTCCACCCACAGGGTTAACGCCAGCGATCTTAATGTGCGTTCGCGGATAGCCGAGGTGCTCGTCAAGAGCGTTGCGGATAACCTCAAGCACTTCGCTTTTTCCGCACCCGACTTTTCCGCTAACTGTTATTTCTATTACGTTCGTCTTCATACCCACCTCCTGTTGATTAGCGGCTAGCTCTGGATTGCTGCTCTATCTGGAGCATGCATGCCGCCAAACGGCCTGATTTATCAGGATCATCGGCTCCGATGAGTATTAACGTGTTACCGTTTTCGTCGGTCGTCATCACCGATTCGGAGCCTAGCTCTCTCGCCCTCGACTTTAGAGCCGAAATAGCTGGGTCTAAAACTCTGTTCGCCATACCGCTCTCCCGTGATCGTGATCAAATATCGTACCCTGTGCACACCCATAAACAATAAACCACCCATGACAGGGTGGCTAATTGTAATTTCTAATGGTGTGGCGGGTTTGTGATAGGTTTATCTAATTGCCGCTGCGCATACTCAGCAACGGCTTGATACAGCGCTGGGTTGGTCGTCTGCCACCGCTGAACGGTGGACGGTGATTTGCCGATGATGGCGGCGATGCGGCGGAGAGATGGAGTGCTCATGATTTATTGCCCTCCAGTGCGTCATGACACTTTGATAATGCAAGCGACCATTCCGAAACGCTCGGCTTAGCGATGCCGCTGATAGATTCGTTAACCATGTTTTCCAGCATGCCTAGCGCTTCGGATAGATTCTTGTTTTTACGCTTTAAGACACCTATATCTGATTCAGCGTCAGTTATGTAGATTTTCATTTCTTTCATTTTTTCACAGTCGCACATGCTCAACACTCCGATGATTAGCCCGCCGCACAGGCGGGCATGATGTTTTATTTGTCGCTACCGACCCCTCGGTACACTGTTAGGCCTGATTCGGTAGTTGCGCTTATAGAACCGCTTTCGTTAAGAAGAAAGTCTAGCGCCTTGCGAACTTGGCTAGCCACATTCTTAGGTAAGACCGAGTAAAGGTTTTTGTTCTCTTTTCCGTTATTGATAACAACATCATAAACTTTCATGCCCGTTGCCGTGTATGCGATGTCAACGATCATAGTTGCTGTATTGTTGATGTTGTAGGTTTCAGTAATTCCGGCCATTGTCTTTCTCCTAGTGTTTGCTGTGTCCCGCTTCGTTATGTGTTCATAATAGCACACTGATAGCACTATGCAACACCTATGGACGAAAAAAAGCCGGATTATTTTATCCGGCTCTGATTTTACCTAACGCCGTTTTTTAAGTAGCACGGCGGGGCCGCTCTTGGCCTTAGCAACAGCAAACGCCATCATCACTGAGTCAGCAAGGTTAGGCGACTTCGTGCCATCGGGGGTTTTATTTACCTGCACCTTACCGCGAGCTGACTTTTTATAAGTCGGCTGGCTCAGCTCGTTGGTCAGCCTGGATAGGTGGCTGCAATCCGGCGCGATACTAATCAGGTCGTCGGCCTTCCATTCCTTGCCTTGCGTCACTGCCTCGTGTGTCAGCTTGAATCGCTCTCGCAGCATCCACCAGCATTGGGCTTTGTAGTTGTCGAAAAACTCGCCATTCGTCCGGCCTTCGATAAACGGCCTATCCTTATCAACCACCTCGCTGCCACCATGAAACGCCTCAACGTCAACTGGCGGCAATCCTTCCTTCTTGCGCTCATCGTTTATCGCCCTGGCGTCACCCCGGACACCAGCTCCGACGCCATCAGAGTCAAAACGCATCTTAGTGACGCGCCAATCATCACAGTGGCTAAACGCCTTCGTAGTGGTGCCGTAAATATCCTCTACGGTCTTGCCGTGCCACTCCTCAACGTCCTCAATCAGCACGCCGTTTCGTAGCGTTTGGGCATTGCTGTCTTTACCCAGGTCGGCAACGTCTAGTGCTGCGATGCGCTCGCCAGTGGGGTCAAAGCCTAGCTTCTCATGTGAGCCAATCGCTGACTGAACCCACGCGCTAGGTATCAGCACCCCGTCGATAGATGCGCTAAAGTCGATATCAATCTCTTGCGCCACCGTGACCGGGTCGAGTATCTCGCACTGCTTGGCGTACCAAGCATCGTCTTTGCGAGGGTCGTCACGCCAATGGAAGCGGAACGTATCAAAGCGACCCGACAGTACGCGCTCAGCAAATGGATTTGCCAGCCCGTTCGGCGTGCTAATGTCGATACGGCAGTTGGTCGTCTGGGATAACGACGCCTCGACCAGTTGGGGGCGCTCTAGGAAGGCGGATTCGTCAACGAAGTAGATGGATGCCCTATCACCCCGGCCTATGCCATCGCCTGCTTCGCCAACCATCGTTGACCCGGTGGCGGGAAATTTGATACGCATGTGGGGGTCGGTTGCGCCCATCACGTAGCCACCGCGCAGCTCAGGGGGTAGCAGCGACATAAACATGCGCGCCTTATAGAACAGGCTTTTTGGGCTGCCTATCTTATCAACGTACTCCTCTTTGCGGCTGCCGAATCCTATCACTAGGTCATCATGCGTAATGCACAGCACGCAGGCCAATGCCACCGATAACCAGGACATGCCCATATCACGGCTCTTCACCGTTGGCCCCGGCTGCTGGTCACGCCAATGGCGCATTACCCAATCGACCCATTCCTCCTGCTTAGGAAACAAGATAAACGGTATCGTAGGTGGCAAGCCGCGCTCTGCATTTCGGGGATCAGCAGTCATGCCCCAATCGGAAATCATGGTCGCCGGGTTATGCTTGTAGTACGCCAATAGCGCCGGAATGCGCTCAGGGTGCTGACGTATGCGTGCTAGCCGTTCAGCCCTGGCGGCAAATACGGCGGCATAGTCAGGGTTGCGGTAGTCAAATGGCTTATTCATTGCCCATCAGGTCTTGATAAGCTCGGGCCGCGTCTTGCGGGGACATATCGGCAGATACATGCACATTGCTTTGTTGCGTAACGTCTTTCTTGTCAGCAAGCCCAAGGTCGCGCGCAATGATATTGGCGTTCAGCAGGTCAGCAGCCGCGCCTGACAGCTTTTGATTATAGATAACGCGCTCGGCGCGTTGAATGACCGTGGAAAAATCTTCCTGCTCTCGCCATGCGCGCCATGTTGTTTCGTCTATGTCTAGGAAGATGCAAAGCCCACCAATAGTCATGGCGCGCATCTTAGGCACGGGCATATTCACCACTTCGCCCTGGTACTGTGCGACCTTCATTTCCCACAGCGGGTTATCTTCCACCCACTGGAAATACTCGCAACACGCTTCCCACAACGCATCAGCAGATGCGAAAAGTTTGTCGCGTCCATGCTTGGTGCGCGCTTTCCAGAATTGGTTTCCTTTGGGTGCGGCCATAATCAAAGCCCATCGTTTTCGTCAGCATTGCGCGCCCAAATCGGCGTCTTGTTTAGCAGCTCCATCATGCGCGGACATTCACTAATCGGGCGGCTGATAACGTCGTCAAAGAACGCCGTCTGCTCAGCATTCAAATGATACGTAATATGGCCGTTTTCATCGACCGTTTGCGGAATTGGCATGGTCATCTCCTCTGGTTTCTATTGCGTCCATACTAGCACAAAAAACCCCTCAGCACGCAGTGCGCAAGAGGGGTGGTGTTGCATATAAATTACCGCCCCGCCACCTTCCCGTCAACCTGCTTCGACACCGGCCCCTCGTTTACATTGCTCATCAGCGTATACCCACCCCGCTGTAACGCGCAATAG